TGTATCAGAGTAGATGTCTTCCCAGTTAGCAATCCTGATATTTTCTCTACTAGCCAAAGAATAGTGATGGCTCAAGAGATGATGCAATTGGTTCAATCTAATCCTCAGATACATGGCCCAAATGGAATATACGAAGCTTACAGAAGAATGTACGCAGCGTTAGGTACTGACAATATAGATGCGCTATTAGTTCCGCCACCCGATACAGAGCCAAAAGCTACAGAAGCTGGTTTTGAAAACTCAGCGCTATTAGCTGGTGGGCCAGCGCAAGCATTTATTCAGCAAAATCATGATGCCCATATTGCAACGCATGTTAACTTGCTTAATATGCCTCCAGTACAAATGAATGCGCAAGTACAAGCAAACATACATTCGCATATTATGCAGCATTTACAAATGAAAGCTGATTTGATTGCGCAACAACAAATGCCACCTCAAGTTTTAGAGCAGTATCAACAACTCCAATCTCAAGCTCAACAACTATCTCCGGTTGATGCTGCTCCCCTCCAACAACAAGCAAATGATTTATTGGCTCAATTTAGTTCTCCAATAATGACTGAGTTGATGACTCAGTTTGCTCAGCAAGTAGCAACACCTCCGCAAGAGGATCCGCTGGTTGAAATAAGAAAACAAGAACTTGCACTCAAAGGTCAAGAGCTTCAGCAAGAGAGAGATCAGTTTGCAGTTAAAGAGCAAATGAGAGCTGAAGAGAAGATGAGACAAGATCAGATCGACAGAGAAAGGATTGACGCTCAGCGTGATATTGCTAGAATGCGAGATGATACTGCTCAAGATAGACTTGATCAGCAAAAAGAACTAAAATTAATAGACTTAGGATTAAGTCAATTTAGGTAACAAATGATTAAAAGAACTGAAATAAAAAATTTAGAAACTCCTAAAATATTGAAAAAGCAACCTTACTCAAATAAGGGTAACGTTGATTTTAACGATATGAAAAACGTCAACGCTGACGCTTCATCTAAGCCAGGTATGGGCAAAGGTAAAGCAAGAGGTATGGGCGAAGCCGAGTTTGGCGGAAAATTCTCAGGTATATACTAAGAATAGATGTCAACAATTTGGTTGGCCGACAATTTAAAGAAACGGCTAAAGGAGAAGAAAGAAGATATTAACGCCCAGTTATTAAACGGGGTGCAGTCTTTTGAAGATTATCAATTTTTACGTGGTCGCTACAATTCTCTCGACGACGTAGAAGCAGAGTTAAGAGAATTGCTAAAAAGGATAGTAGAAGATGACGGAGAAGAAAGTACTGGTACCTGACCATATTGCAGCTGAAGTAGAATTAGAGGCTGCAAAAGCCAATCAGGAAAAAAAAGAAAAGGATAGCGAGTCAGAAGTAGATTCTGCTTTTGTTAATCCTGAAGCAAGAGTATTAGACCCAACCCTGATGTCTAAATCTTTGATCGAGCGTATGCCTAATCCTAGCGGTTGGCGTATGTTGATACTTCCGTATCGCGGTCGAGGAGTCTCCAAAGGTGGAATCACACTTGTAAAAGATACTGTTGACAGAGAGGCTTTGGCTTCTGTTGTTGCGTATGTGGTCAAGATGGGTCCGCTTTGTTATAAAGACAAAGATAAGTTTGGAGACACGCCCTGGTGTCAAGAAAAAGACTGGGTGCTAATAGGACGGTATGCTGGAGCTCGCTTTAAATTAGGTGATGATGCAGAATGCCGAATAATCAACGATGACGAAGTAATCGCGACGATCTCTGATCCGGACGATATCGTTACGCTATAACGTGAGGAAATCATGCAAGAAGAAGCAACAAATCAAGTAGAAGAAAGAGTAGAAGACGAAGGCGAAGTTGTTGAGCTAGATGTTCAAGAATCTGATGATTCTGATGCTAGTGAAGCAATTGAAGACGTTTCTGCTGAAGAAGAGCAGAAAGATAAAAAAGAAGACGAATTAGAAGACTATTCTAAGAACGTACAAAAGCGTATCGCTACGCTTACTAAGAAAATGCGAGAGCAAGAAAGAGCTGCTCAGTCAGCGTATGAATACGCTAAAGCTTTGCAAGACGAGAATAATAAGCTGAAAACCAGCACCTCTGAGCTAAACAAAAATTACTATACTGAAGCAGAAAGCAGATTAAAGTCTCAAAGAGCTCAAGCAAATGTAGTTTTAAAACAAGCTTATCAAGATCAAGATTGGGATAAGGTAACGAAAGCCCAAGAGATTTTAGATAAGATTACTGTTGAAGAAAGTAAATTGGTTAATAATAAGATGAAGGTTGAAGAGCCTGCTCCTGTTTATCAAGATTACAATCCGCAACAGTTTCAACAACAATATGCGCAGCCTCAACAGCAAGCCGCTCCTGAACCCGATCCTGCAGCTCAAGACTGGGCGAGCAAAAACGAATGGTTTGGCGAAGATGAGACTATGACTTTGGCTGCCTTTAACATTCATCGTAAGTTAATTGAAGAAGAAGGGTTTGATCCTAGCGATTCAATGTATTATGATGAGATAGATAAACGTATCAGAGCTGAATTTCCTCATAAGTTTAGTGAGGAAAAGACGAAAAGCAAGATTCAACAAACTGTTGCTCCTGCTGTTAGATCTGATGGCTCTGGACGCAAACGACAAGTTAGACTTACCAAAAGCGAAGTTGAAATGGCACGTCGTTTGAATGTTCCAGTTCAAGAATATGCTAAACATATAAAAAGGTAAGGAATATGACAGATAAAATTAAAAAAGATAACAGAACCCCACGTTCTGCAGATACTCGAGCTACTATGAACGCTCGCAAACCTTGGCGTCCCCCATCTATGTTGGAGACTCCACCAGCACCTGAAGGTTATTCCTACAGGTGGATAAGAGCCGAAATTGTCGGTCAGGAAGATAAAAAGAATGTTATGTCTAGATTACGTGAAGGCTTTGAGCTTGTACGTAAAGAAGAGATAGGAGACTTTGAGCTTCCAACGATGGACGATGGAAAGCACGCTGGTGTAGTAGCCGTGGGTGGTTTGCTTTTGGCTAAGATTCCCAATGAAACGCGTGATGAAAGAAACGCCTACTATTCTGATCGTGCGCAATCCCAACAGGATGCAATTGATAATGATTTGATGAGAGAATCTGATCCATCTTCTCCGATATTAAAACCTCAGAGAAGTTCAAGCGTTACTTTTGGTGGTGGAAAGAGAAATTAATCTTTTCACTTTAAATGAACTTTTTAGATAAAAGGTAATATTATGGCTAATAAAGATGCACCTTTTGGACTAAAACCAGTTGGCGAATTGGGCTCGGGTTATAACACTAGCGGAACAACCGAATACTCAATTGCTTCTGGTGCGTCCGGAAATATCTTTTCAGGCGACCTAGTTAAAATGGCTAGCACAGGTACTATTTTAGTAGCTGCTGCCGGCGATCAAGCACTAGGCGTTTTTAGGGGATGTAAGTATACCGACTCAAATGGCGACGTGATTTTTTCAGCGTATTGGCCTGACGGTACAGTTACATCAGATGCGGTGGCTTTCGTAGTTGACGATCCGAATGCCTTGTTTGAAATCCAAAGTGCAGCGACTGGCTCAGTTGTTCAAACCGTAGTAGGTAACAACGCTGACATCGTTTACACTTCTGGCTCAACCAAGACTGGAATCTCTGCTGTAGAGATTTCTGGAACAACTGCAGCGACTTCAGCACAATTAAGAATTGTTGGTTTCTCAGGTGATCCTGACAACAATACTTTAGGTACTGGATCTGCTTCAGCAAACGTTAACATGATTGTCAAAATTAACGAGCACTTCTATGCTCAAACAACAGGAGTCTAATCATGGCAATTAATCGTTCACAATTAGCTAAAGAGCTCGAGCCTGGTTTGAATGCCTTGTTTGGCATGGAGTATGCTAGGTACGACTCAGAACACGAAGAAATCTTTGAAACTGAATCTTCAGACAGAGCTTTCGAGGAAGAGGTACTAATCGTTGGCTTTGGGAATGCCCAAACTAAAGCTGAAGGCGCTGGTGTTGCATTTGATAATGCGACTGAAGGCTATACTTCAAGATACAGCCACGAAACTGTAGCTCTTGCTTTTGCTCTAACAGAAGAAGCAGTAGAAGATAATCTTTACGATAGACTTGGTGCTAGATATACAAAAGCTCTAGCTAGATCTATGGCAAATACTAAGCAGATTAAAGCTGCTTCAGTATTAAATAACGCGTTTGACAGCAGCTATGCTGGTGGAGACGGTCAAGCTTTAGTTTCTAATGCTCACCCACTCGGTGGCGGCGGAACTTCAAGCAACAGACCTTCAACTTATTCAGACCTTAACGAGACTTCATTAGAAGACGCTCTTATTTCTATCTCAACTTTCGTTGATGACAGAAATCTAGCGATTGCTCTACAAGGTAGCAAGTTGATTGTTCCACCACAACTTCAGTTTGTTGCTGACAGACTGTTAATGACTCCAGGAAGAGTTGGTACTTCTGACAACGACATTAACTCTATCAAGAATATGGGAATGTTGCCGCAAGGTTACGTTGTAAACCATTACTTGACAGATACAGATGCTTGGTTTGTCAAAACTGACTGTCCAGATGGATTCAAGCACTTCCAAAGAAGCCCAATGCAAACTGCATTAGAGGGTGATTTCGATACTGGTAACATGCGTTACAAAGCTAGAGAAAGATACTCTTTTGGTTTCTCAAACTGGAGATGTGTATTCGCGTCTCAAGGTGCTTAATACCGATTTTTCGGGGTGGGTTGTCTAAACCTACTGGAAAGGGGCTTCGGCCCCTTTTCTTTTTTAAGGAAAAAGTATGAACAATTTAAGAGAAATATTTTTAAAAGCTCAAGTAAAGCTATACGAAGGCCAGCTTAAAATAGAAGAAGCTAACTTAATTAATTTAATATCTAATACTGTTGGAATTGGAGAACATACCAATATATCTGAAGATATAGACAAACATATTGCAAAAATAGCTGAAATAGAAGAGAAAATAAAAGTTACAAAAAGCTACCTTTAATTTGATTCTTATTGTAGAATCAAGGTAAACCAAATATAAATGTTATGAATACTGGTTTACATTCGAGTTTGTCTCTAGCAAACTCTCCTTGTACAGGACGTTGTACAACGTCTATGGCTCCTTTTGACGAAAAATGCCAAGGATGTGGCAGAAATATAGACCAAATAAGAGATTGGGAATCTTTTTCCGATTTTGAAAAAAAGGCTATAAATGTTAAAAATTGGCTAAAAGGTTACAATATAAGACAAAAACTAGAAGCAAATATACAAATGAAAGACTCAGAAAAAATCAACGATATCAAAGGCAGGCTTACTACTATTCAAGCTCTTATTGAAATGGTAGGCAAAGATATGATGGATGAATTTGGTAAAAATCCTTCTATCAAAGAGTCTTATCAAGCTTTGTTTAATTCTAGAGAATCCATTCTCAAATCTAAAGAAAACTTCCCTCAAGACTAATAAAAGACTATACTAAGTTAGACCGAGATAATTAACCCGTTGCGTCAACTGGCTCGGCAGACTTACTCCAAAGATGACGTAACAAAATTAGGAGACCTTAATGGCTAATTCAACTTTTTCAGGTCCAGTAAGATCGGAGAATGGATTTCAATCCGTTTCAAAGAACGCAACTACAGGAGCAATTACTGTAGAAGCAACTTACGACGTAAGACCTAACTTCAGAGTAACTGTAGATAATTCAACACTTAATACTGGTGCTGCTGTTACAACTACTTTAACTAAAGACCAATCTGGAACTATTTTCGAGGTTGATGGTACTGACGATATCGTAGTTAACATGCCAGCTCTAAGTACTGATAATGTTGGTATTACTTATGAGTTCTTTGTAACAACCGCAGTTGCTTCAGGAAAAACAGTTACATTTGTTTTACCTGGTGCTGGAGTTTCAAACTTCTTTGGTGCTTTATCACTAATGGGTGGTACTGCTGCTAACCCAGCTTCAGATGTTGCAGGTGATACTTTAACTTTACCAGCTACAACCGCTGTAAATGGAAGAGTAAAACTAACTTGTGTTTCTGACGATGGTACTAACTCTACTTGGAAAGCAGAAACTCTTTCAACACCAATAGCAACTATTGCTTAATAGGAGCTAACTATGGCAGGTAGAATTGTAGGATCTGATGTCAAAACAGCTACGACTGCTACTGGTGCAACTGGTGGAGCAGCTTTAGTTTCTGGTAGATCCAGACTAAGAGGCTACATTATTGCAGGTGGAGCTTCCGATGGAACCGTTACTTTTAGAAACGGAACTGTTACAGGCTCAACTTTATTAATTGCTCCTTGCAACGCTAACGATACCGAAACTTTAAATATCCCTGATTCAGGAGTTTTATTTGAAGACGGTATTCACGTTGTATTAAGTAATATAGACAGAGTAACTGTTTTTCATTCATAAATTATGGCTCAAGAAGTATCATCAATTTCAAGGGTTGGTACTTCTGAGCCTTTTGAACTACAAGTAGCAAGAGGACAAATTGGTTTTCACGAAAGCGTACACAAGTTTGGCTTTAATTCTGCTGTAGATACCACTTTAGCAACCATATGGCTTCAAGGTGGTTTATATTCA